GGTCGTGATGGTGACGACCACGCGTTTCACGCACTGCTCTATGCGCGCTTGGCTCTTGAGTTTGCGGCTGAAATGGGCCAACCAGAGATACGAGTCTTTGGTGGTGCGTGAATCAGACTTGGCTGTTAAGGGGAGTAGGAGGCCCATACAGGCACTTAAACAGTCAGAGGTAGGTATAGTCATAAAATCCATTTGCGTTGAAACGCCCAATTTTAGGCTTGAATCGCATGGTTTTTCATTCATATCTGTTTTTCATTGATAAACCAATACCCTTATATACCCAAACCCTCTCCCATTAATTAGGAGAGAGGGAGATGGGTGTAGGCGGTGATAACCATGTTGGGATGAAAGCCCATGCTAAGTATAAAAAAGACCAAAGCATCATGGATGCTATCATAGCAAAAAACGCTCGCTACGAGGATTTTTATGACCGCGACCAAAGGTATGCTGACAGAATGTTCGCACAAAATCATGCTGAAAAAATGGGATGGTATGACCACAACAAATGTCATGCTATGAATTATAGCAACCAATACTACTACGATATGAAAGCATTTGTTCGTGCTAAGGGCGGCCATCAATACATGGGAAACAACGGCCACAATCAATTCAAGGCTGTTTATTGGGATGCTTACTACGACTTTTGGGTTGATTCCGATGATAGTGCTATGAGGCATGAGGCCGCCGCTGTTGGGCATCAAGCAATGGCTGACCATTATGGTTTTGACAAAGCATGGTGGGCATGGTGGTAATCCACTTTAACCGCCTTCTGTCACCCACAGTCTATGCCAAAAGGTGATGCCTACCGCCACCATGTTGCTGAATATCATGGTCATTCTGACGATGATGAATTATTAGGTCGGTCGCTATCATGGTGGCAATCACTTAGAACTTTGGTTTTGACGGTGTTGCCAATCATATTGGTAATCGGCGGTTTGGGCGAAACTCTCCATGTGATTGAAACGCCTGTTGGTGCAGGTGAAACATGGGAACTCGGCGAAAATGGGAATAGTGTGATAAACCATGTTGCTGACGGTGGTGGTATGGATAATGCTACCTTAGCGTATATTGGATTGGGTGTTGCCATTGTTGAAGGGTTGTTGTGGGGATTGAAGCGATACATAGCAATCAAAGCCGATGGTAAAGTAACTCTTGATGAAATAGTGGATGCAATAGAGGATGGTGCGGAGGTAGCATCCGATATTGAAGAGGCTGTGGGCTCGGTTGTTGAAGCCGGTGAAACAGAATGAGTATTTCAAGCAAAGAGGGCGAGGAATTAAAACTCGCAATCGTTGAATTGAAAGACGAAATAACCAATCTGAAAGACAACCATTTGCATCATTTATCGTTAGATGTAGCGACTTTGAAAGCGCAGGTTAATGCTGTGAAAGACGATATGGCGAACTTCAAAGGATGGTTGTTATCGGGATTTAGTTTGACGCTCGCCGCGATTCTCGGAACAGTGCTGTGAGCAAAAGGGTTTTTGACCACCACCCATTCAGCGAATATGTGTCCGAGCAACCGCGCCGCCGCTCATGGCTTTCACGATTGACGCGAAGTAGGCCAAAAGACAGTGATGTTGAACGACTCAACACCATGCTGAATGATGCAGTCGGTGGCAGAGAATCTGTTGATTTTACTACTGATGGTAAAATGTTGGCATCGTTATCCAAAATAGGTTCAGCGACTACCCCTGTTGGAACTGCGGCGAAAAGCGGTGGGGCCAACACACAGGTATCATATTCACTATTGCGAGATGTGTCGCTCAAGTCAGAAGTAGTGAATGCAATCCTTCGGAGGACTGTTGATGATACAATCGCTAACGGATACGAGTTCGTTTTGGCTGACGGTGTTTCAGAAGGCAGTGAGGAACAGAGGACTATGGTTCGTGATTTTTTCAAAAATCCGAATCCAGATGATGTGGGGGATGAATGGCTTGAGGCATTGGTCTATGATTTGGCATTGTTCGGTGACGCATATTTAGAACTTGATGGGTCTGATGATAGAGCAAAAAATGAGGGCGAGGATTGGAACTACGGAGGCGAGTTAGTAGCCGTTTGGCCTATCCCTGCTGATACAATGACGCTCATACCATCAAACCAAACGCCGGCCCCACCTGCTATGGCATATATTCAAAAAATCAATAGTGTAACTCGGCGTTTTTCATCTGAAAAAGTATTACACATAACAAAGTTTAGACATGGGAGAGGGTATGGAACTTCACCACTTATCCCCCTACTAAATACGATAGCCGGCCAGATGAATCTAAGCAATTACTTGAACGAACTCTATACCGGCACTTTGCCAAAAACGATTTTGAATGTTGGAGATATTTCAAACTCTGAAATGAAAGCCATGCTCGGTTTGATTGAACAACAATTATCCGGTGGCAAATCTCCATTCGGTCTTATCGCTATCAATGGTGGTGGTGGATTCAATATGCACAGAATCATTGACTCAACCAGAGAGGGTATGCAATTGGATATGTTGTATTACTACCGTGAGGAAATCTGTGCAGTGTTCGGGATACCGCCGATGAAACTCGGTTGGGTGCAAACGGGAAAACTCGCTAACCCCGAACAACAATTGGATGCGTGGTATGATGTAGTGGAATCGTATCAGAACCGAGTTTCAGCCATGTTGAACAACCGAGTTTTGCCGTTGCTTGGGATTACAGATTGGCAGTTCAAGTTCATAACAATTAGACCCAAACGAGATAAGGAGAGGGCTGAAACTCTGAACCAACAGGCGGGTGCAATCGCCACACTTCGTCAAGAGGGCGCAATCAGCATTAATGAGGCGAGAGAACTCTTAGGATACTCAAAACTTGACCAACCAGAGGCTGATGATGCTCTGTTCGTGTCACCTAAATTGTCAATCAACATGGGTGCTGATGCGGCGGCGGCCCAATCCGAAGAGTCTGAACGAAGTGTTCCGACTTTGTTTGATTTATTCCCTGCCCCACCCATGCCAGATGGTGAAGGCGAAGGGGCCGGAGAGTTCCCGTCAGAATCAATGGCTGAAATGCTCGCCGATTCAGACGCCCAATCTATGATGGTTGATAGACGCTTGAAAGCAACAGACGAGTTTTCAGATTTGATAGATGATGGAACTGCTGTAACCGATTCAGTTTTTACAGCGAATCAATCCGACTTTGCTGACTCTCTTCTATCAGCCTATGATAGCCGATTCGCTGATGGTGATGAGGCAATCCCCAATCCAGATGTTGAACTCTCATTCCCAATTATCAGTCGCAAACAGGCAATCAGTTTAGACGATGTGGAATGGGCTATCAGAACTTTAGATGATGAAGCGGCTGTGTTGTTGGGCCAACAGGCCACAGGAATAGCCACAACCAATCTGACAGCATACGAAGGTTCGCTCGCATTAACAGTCACAGGAACAGGCATAGCGGCGGCTTTGGGTTCAGCCGACACTATGGCACTGTCGTATTGGAATAGACGATGGGTGCTACCTGCACTACGCCGAACCGTTGGCTCATATCGCGGGTCGGTAATCGGGGTGTTCCAGAATATGATTCAACGCGGTGAGTCGTGGGCGTGGGCAAAGAGGGAAATGAAATCCTTGATTGACCCGTCCGGTGACAAATATCCGACTTACTATTACGAAAGAATCGCCCGAACTGAAACTCGGCGTGTTGTTGAAGGCGGGCATCTATCGGGATTGAGGCAGGCCGGCTTTGTCTATGTTCAGCGATTGGTTGAAGAGGATACTCAAACCGATAAAGAACTCTGTTCACCATTTTCAAATGAAATATATCGGCTGTCCGAGTCGGGTGGGGTTTTACCGGCTCATCCAAATTGCCGTTGCACATTTGTTGCGTATCAAGGCGCACCAAAAGAACCACTTGACTCATCTGATGTGTTACGGCCCACACCAGAGGGGTCAGAATGACAGTTAATTTTTTAGCAAAACTCGGTTCGTTTTCAGTTTTTGGAAAATCGTTATTGTCTAAGGGTAAGGATTTCAGACAGAGGCAAATACCATCCATGCTTGATAGAATGGCTCAACGAGTTTTGACAGACGCAAAACGAACTGCGCCTGTTGATACGGGTGCGTTGCGAGCATCGGGCCGAGTTGAATCACCGGAAAAAAATGTGAGAGTCGTTGCTTTTGGCGGTGCGGGAACAGGCGTGGATTATGCACAGGCTGTGGAATACGGCACAGCGACTCGGCCACCGTCACCATTTTTACGAAGGGCGGTTCTCAAAAATAAATCATTTATGAAATCTGTTGGCGTGACTGCTGTTAATAAATCGTTCAAAGGGGGAATCTAATTTGCCAACAGATAAATCTGTAATTGATGTTCAGATAACTACGAATACAATTTTGGTTTTCATTGTCAGTATTCCGCTCGTTTTTGTTTTCATCATATTGTCATATCAATTGATAACTCAAGCATTTGTTGATGCTGATGTTCGTGAATCCATTGAGTCGTATATCGCTGTTCTCGGAATCCTTAGCGGCCCTGCATACATGACAATATCCAGATTCTTTGACCGATGGAATGCCGAACAGGATGAAGAGATAGAGCGAAAAAGGCGTGACCACAAAACAACCGATGATTTGAGGCGAGCAGGTTTGCCGACTCTGAATGCTGATGAAGAGGAATAATAAGGGCCACTTCGGTCTGATTCGT